GGCTACCCCCCCTGTCTTTTCATCCTTCCTCTCCCTAACACGATCCAAAATTCACCAAGACAGTCCATTTACTGCCCGACCAGTCCAAGAAGGTGACCAAAGGTGACCAAAAGTTCCCGAGCGCTCCGAGGGGCAACAGAACCAAGGCTTCACAGCCCTTACCTTAAAGGCGCTTCTAAAGTTAACGATGTCATTGAGTTATCAGAACTAATTAAAATGCCGCTATTGCCGTGGCAGAAGTTCGTGTTAACAGACATGCTACGCGTGGACAAGAAGGGCAACTGGATACGCAAGACGAACTTACTGCTAGTTGCCCGGCAAAACGGTAAAACCCACCTAACTCGTATGCTGATCTTGGCTCACCTTCTAAAGTGGGATAGTAAGAACATCATCATCGCTTCATCTAATCGCTCGATGGCACTCGACACCTTTCGCCAAGTAGCGCATGTATTCGAGGCTAATGAAAACCTCATGGCGCTGGTTAAACAGATCAGATACGCAAACGGTACTGAGTCGATCGAGATGAAAGATGGCAGACGATTAGATGTTGTAGCAGCTACAAGAGATGGCGCTCGAGGTAGATCCGCAGATGCGCTATTCCTTGATGAGGTCCGTGAATGGTCAGAGGAAGGCTATCGAGCAGCGATGCCGGTAACTCGAGCCAGACCCAATGCGCACACAATTCTGACTTCTAATGCTGGTGATGCGTTTAGCACCGTACTTAATGGATTACGCGAAAGAGCGTTGGATAATCCGCCAAAATCTTTCGGTTTTTATGAATACTCAGCGCCTCAGTACTGCAAGATCGATGATCCTAAATCTTGGGCGCTTGCTAATCCTGCTTTAGGTTATATCGTCACTAAAGAGACTTTGGCTGAGTCGGTAGCAACTTCGCCTATTGAAAATACTCGAACAGAATTGCTTTGCCAATGGATCGACTCCCTGAGCAGTCCATGGCCGCATGGCATATTAGAGGACACTAGCGACAGCAACTTAACGATCCCGCCCGGCGGATACACAGTCTTTGGTTTCGATGTCTCACCTTCAAGGCGTAATGCTTCACTCGTTGCTGGTCAGATATTGCCAGATGGTCGCATCGGGGTCGGCATCTTGCAGACTTGGGAGTCTGCTGTGTCGGTTGATGATCTAAAGATCGCAGCCGATATAAAAGGCTGGGCAGACAATTACAGACCGCGCCAGATTTGCTTCGATAAGTACACCGCGCAGTCGATCGCGGATAAGTTAACCAACGCTGGCTGCGTAACCCAAGACATCTCAGGCGCATCGTTCTATCAGGCTTGCGGAGACTTACTCGATGGCTTGGTTAATTTGCGTGTGGTTCATTCTGGTCAGGCTAACTGGATACAGCAGATGAATAACTGCGCAGCAAAAGTAAATGACTCCGCTTGGCGTATCGTTAAAAGAAAATCTGCCGGTGATGTCTCTGGCGCTATTGCAACCGCGATGGTTGTTCACATGCTTTACAAACCACAACAGGTTGCGGCTATATACACAGAATGACCTATATGTAGTGTATAATTGCCCTCTATGGGTATCCTTTCGCGCCTGACAGGCGCAGCGCCAAAATCTACTATTGAAGCGCAAGCTGCTCCACAAGTTCTTGGCGAGTATTCTCCTTATGCGATGCCTTTCCAGTTTGCCTATGTCGGCAGAACTGAAGCAATGGGTGTGCCAGCGCTTGCGCGTTGTCGCAACTTACTAGCTGGCACTATCGGCACTATTCCGCTTGAGTTGTATAAGAAGTCAACAGGTGAGGAACTTGGTAAGCCGCTTTGGTTGGAACAGCCTTCATATCATCAGCCAAGATCAGTAACCATTGCTTATACAGTTGACTCACTTCTATTTTACGGTCAAGCCTTCTGGCAGGTTGTTGAAACTTACGCCGAGGACGGCAGACCTTCTCGCTTTGAATGGATCGCTAATAGCCGAGTAACTGCAACACTCGATGCAGACAATGTGTTCGTTAAGTCTTACGCAGTCGATGGCAGAACCGTACCTATGGATGGTCTTGGTTCACTTATTACATTCCAGTCACTTACTGACGGCATCCTTAATACCGGCACTTCAACAATTCGCGCCGCTTTAGATATTCAAAAGGCTGCGGTAGTTGCTGCGGCAACTCCAATGCCTACTGGCTACCTAAAGAACACAGGCGCAGACCTACCGCCAGCAGAAGTTCAGGGATTACTAGCTGCGTTTAAGAACGCTCGCCAAAATCGCAGCACCGCGTATTTAACATCTACTTTGGAATATAACACAGTCGGCTTTAGCCCTAAAGACATGATGTACAACGAGGCGATCCAGAACCTAGCAACAGAAATCGCTCGCCTTTGTAATGTACCGCCTTACTATGTCTCAGCGGATCAGAACACTACAATGACTTATGCAAATGTTCAGGATGAGCGCAAGCAATTCCTAACCCTATCTTTGCAGCCATTCGTCTCTGCGATCGAGGATCGTCTATCGATGGATGATATTACTGCTCGCGGCAATGAAGTCCGCTTTGACATTGACAAGAATTACCTGCGCACAGATCCTTTAGTTGAACTGCAAGTAATTCGTGACTTGCTTGATCTCCAGTTAATAACCCAGGAGCAAGCGATGGAAATGACCGACCTAACACCTAACGGAAATGGTGGAATGCAATGAACGAGATCCTAACCTTCTCGGCAGAACTCACAGCAGATAGCGCAGCGCGCACTATCTCTGGCAAGATCGTGCCATTCGGCGGTGAAGTGGGTAACACTTCTGCCGGTGCAGTTGTCTTTGAGCGCGGCGCAATAAACATCTCTGACACTAGCAAAGTCAAACTCCTATTGGAACATGACCCTAAGCAGCCTATTGGTCGCGCTCAATTCTTTAACGAGACAGAGGATGGCATCTTTGCATCTTTCAAAGTCTCAAAATCATCACGCGGAACAGATGCGCTTATCGAAGCATCTGAGGAACTTCGGACTGGTCTTTCAGTCGGAGTTATGGTCAATGCAGCAAAGCCTAAGAATGGCGTTCTGTATGTATCGAGCGCTGACCTGCTCGAAGTAAGTTTGGTACAAGCAGCGGCATTTAAGTCTGCGGCAGTAACCGATATAGCGGCTTCACAAGATGAAGTCGTTGAACCTATCCAACCAACAGAAAGCGAGACAGTCGTGGAAGAAACCACAGCAGTCGAAGCAACACCTACAGTTGAGGCTGCCGCAGTTGAAGCTGCTCGCCCTGCTGTAACAGCAATGGCTTACACAAAGCCACGCATTGAAATCACAGCCGCAAAGTATGCAGAAAACACAATTCGCGCAGCACTTGGCGATGAGTCTGCTCGTCAGTACATCCTTGCAGCAGATAACACAACTGACAACGCTGGTCTAGTGCCAACTCGTCAACTTTCAGAGATCATCAACCCACTTGGTACAACTATCCGACCAAGCATCGAAGCGATCTCACGCGGAGTTCTACCTGATGCAGGTATGACTTTCGAGATCCCAAAGATCACAGCAATGCCAACAGTTGCTATCACAGCAGAGGATGCAGCGTTCTCAGATACAGATCAGAACTCAGCCTTCCTTTCAGTTGATGTCAAGAAGTATGCTGGACAGCAGACATTCTCAGTTGAATTGCTCGATCGCACATCACCAGCGTTCTTTGATGAACTCATCCGCAACATGGGCGCAGCATATGCAAAGGCAACAGATGCAGCAGTTAACGCAGCATTGATCACCGGCGCAACAGCAGATGCAACAACAACAGTTACATATCCAACAGCATCAGAATTGCTTGGAATTGTTGCTCGCGGTTCAGCTTCTGTCTATAACGCGACACTAGGCTTGCCTAACCCATTCGCTCGTAACATGATCGTTAACACTTCACAGTGGTCAAACATCATGACTCTTAACGATGCAGGCCGTCCTATCTACAACGCTTCACAGCCAATGAACGCTGGCGGCGTTGCAACACCAACAGCCCTACAAGGCAACGTTGCAGGACTCAACCTTTTCGTAACACCTAACACAGCTTCTGGAACCGACACAGATGGTTCTATCATCATCGTGAACCCAGATGCTTACACATGGTACGAGTCATCTAATTATCGCTTGCGCGCGGAGTCAACAGCCAGCGGAAGCATAACTATCGGCTACTACGGTTTTGGTGCAATTGCTACCAAAGTCGCGGCTGGTGCCTTCAAAAATAATAAGGCGTAATTAACGCTAACTAAGTCGCTGGCGGGGTGTTGCCCTTACACCCCGCCAGTCTTTAGAAAAGAGGAAAGATGTCGCTCACAACAGTCGCAGAGTTACGCACCGCCCTAGGCGTTGGATCACTCTATGCTGATGCGACCCTTCAAGAAGTTTGTGATGCAGCCGATAACGTTCTGCTTCCTTTTATTTGGTCTAATACTCTCTCGATCATTGGGCATAGCAACACAGCAAGCACCGGCACTTCATACTTTCAGGACTCTATTACTGACGTCCTTTATGTCGGCCAAACGATAGTTATTACTGGCGCAGGATCCAAGCACAACGGATCTAAAACAATTACTGGCATGACTAGCCATTCAATTACTTATGCAATTACTGGCAACAACAACACAGTAACTCCACGCCATCCGATCAACCCTTATGGCTTACTTTCAGCCGATACTTATCTCGATCCTTCAACAGTTCCAGCGATCCAAGAAGCTGCGCTAATGGTTTCGATCGATATTTGGCAGAGCCGCCAAGCGCCATCAAGCGGTGGAGTCACAGTTGATGGATACGCACCAAGCCCTTATCGCATGGGTAATACTCTCATGGCTCGCGTTCGTGGCTTACTTGCACCTTACCTAGATCCGCGTTCGATGGTTGGCTAACCATGACCGCAGCGATCTCAACCCTTCGCACAACTATTGCGACAGCCCTTACCGATAACACCCTTTATTCAGTCTTCGCTTTTCCACCAGCTACGCCTATCGTCAACAGCGTAGTAATTAGCCCGGCGGATCCTTATGTAACTCCAAATAACAATGGCCGTAACACTATCTCGCCGCTTGCTAATTTTAATCTAAATATCTTCGTGCCTTTATTGGACAACGAAGGAAACCTAAATGGAATTGAGGAGATGCTAGTTGCTGTGTTTAACAAACTGGCGGCTTCCTCGATCGTCTATAATGTGGGAGATGTGAGCGCTCCTAGCGTTCTCAATGCTGCATCGGGCGATCTACTGACTTGCTCAATGCAGGTCTCAGTCCTAACGAGTTGGAGTTAAACCATGTCCGAATGGGAAAAAGAGCAAGAAGCCTTCCTGATTAAGATCGGGCAGGTTGCACCAGCAGCACCAAAACCATCTACTAAGAAAGACGAGGAATAACCTAAATGGCAGTATTTCTGAATAACACAGTAGGCGTAAAGGTTAACTCAGTTGATCTTAGCGACCATGTAACAGCAGTAACACTTAACCGCACTTTCGATGAACTCGAAGTAACAGCAATGGGAGACTCAGGACACAAGTTCGTTAAGGGTCTTGAAGCATCATCTGTAACTATCGACTTCCTCAACGACACAGCCTCAGCAAATGTTCTAGCAACTTTGCAAGCTGCTTGGGGAACTTCTGTAACAGTCGTATTCCTACAGACAAAGGGAACAGCAGTTTCAGCAACTAACCCTCTTTACACAATGACATGCCTAGTCAACAACACAACCGATATTAACGGCGCAGTTGGTGATCTCGGTACACAGTCAGTAACATGGACAGTTAACGGCACAGTAGCCGTTGCTACAACTGGCACATTTTAATAACTAACTAAGGGGCAAAAGCATGGCAAAACTAAAGGTAACAAGGGCAGACGGAAGCGTTAACGAGTACCAGATCACTCCGGCGATCGAGTACGCCTTCGAGCAATATGCAAAGAAGGGCTTCCATAAAGCCTTTAGGGATGACGAAAAGCAAAGCGATGTCTATTGGCTTTGCTGGGAAGCAATTCGTAGGTCGGGTGAAACCGTTAAGCCCTTCGGAGAGTCTTTTCTAGAAACATTGACGCGAGTCGAGGTTCTAGACGATGACCCTTTGGAGTAACGCGGGAGTCCTTCACCTATCTCGTTGCGAGACTATCGCTCGAGACTGGACTCTCGCCACAGACTTTAATTGAACTAGATCACACGATGTTCAGGACTTTACTTCAAGCCCTGAAAGACAGAGCGAAGGAGATGGGCGATGCCAACAAGCGTAAAAGGCGGCATTGAACTTCGCAAAGCGCTAAAGAAGTTTGCACCTGATCTAGCAAAAGAGACACAAAAGGAATTAGGCAAGTTCTTAAAACCTGTTGTGCGTAATGCTCGCGGATACATTCCAACTGATGAGCAAGTGCCTAGCGGCTGGTTAGTTGAAAACCAAAAGGGCAAGTGGGAACGCGTAGCCTTTAACTCAACACTTGCTAGGCGTGGCATCGGATACAAGACAACACCAAGCCGAGTAAATCGCTCAGGCTTTAGAGCGTTGGTATCCATAGTTAATAAGACTGCTGCCGGTGCGATCTATGAAACTGCAGGCCGTAAGTCAGGCAATATCGGTCGCTTTACTCCAAGACTTAACGGTCAACTTGTAGGCGCAGGACAAAAGATGCAAGGCCGAGCCATGTTCAGGGCTTGGGCTGAGGATCAAGGCAAAGCAAAAGGTTATGTGTTAAAGGCGATCTTTAATTCAGCCAATAAGTTCAACGCTAGGACTGGTGCTTAATGGTAAATAATGAAGCGTTAAGAGTTGATATTGCTTCGGAGTTCGTAGGCGCTAAAGCCTTTAAACAAGCCGACACCGCAACTGCACGCCTTACCAAGCAGGTCAATGGGCTTGCTAAGTCTTATTTAGGTTTATACGGAATACAGAAGTTAGCGCGTGGCGCAGGACAAGCTGCTCGCGCCTTTGCAGAGGATGATAAAGCGGCAAAGGTATTAAGCCAAACTCTCAATAACTTAGGGCTTGGCTTTGGCAATAATGCGCAGATCGTTAACGGCTATATCTCTAGCCTAGAAAAGCAGACTGGCGTACTCGATGACGAACTTCGCCCGGCGATGGATCGCTTGCTTCGCGCTACTGGCGATATAACTAAGTCTCAGAAGTTACTTAAACTCGCACTCGATGTAAGCGCTGGAACAGGTAAGACACTCACCCAAGTCTCACAAAGTTTGCAGAAGGCATACCTAGGGCAGACTCAGGCGCTTGGTCGCTTGGGTGTTGGTCTGTCTAAGGCTGAACTTACAACAGCCTCATTCGAGGAAATCCAGACACGCTTGGCAGTCCTGTTTGAGGGTCAGGCTTCTATGGCTGCGGATACTTACATCGGTAAAATGAATAAGTTAACCGTAGCGATTAACAACGCTAAAGAAACTATTGGCGAAGGTATCTTTGAAGGCTTGGCTGGCACAGGCGGCGGCGGTGCAAGTGGCTTTGATAACCTAACTAAAGTTATAGATGCAGCCGCTACAGGCGTAGCGATGTTGCTAAAGGCGATGGGTCAAAGCACAGGCGCACTTGCTTTATTTGCTCAAGGCAAATTTGGATCAGCGACAGACTTAATCCTGCAACGCAAGCCCGCAGATCGTTCTGGGATCATTCCTTCGATCGCTACAGAACTTAAGAAGGCAGCCGCGGCTAAGGCTATGGCTAAGGCAAGCGCTCAACAGACCAAGAACACCAAAGAGCAGACTAAAGCGATCAAAGAGCAGACAGCGATCCAAAAGGCTGGCACTTTATTTGATCTACAACAGACTCAGATCATCGCAGCACTCAAGGGCGATATCTCAGCCGAGGAGCGCAAGCGCCTAGAACTGCAACTGGCGATCCTCACCGGCAATACTTCCGAGGCATCTAAACTAGCTGGTGAACTCGCCAAGTCTCAAGGATTATCACAGCAGTTAGCCGCTTACCTAGCATCGCTACCAGATGCCAAGAACCCATTCACAGCATGGAAATCTTATCTAGACATGATCGAGGCACAAGTTCAGCGCATTGCTAATCCAAGCGTTTCTCCAGTTGTTTCAATGGCTTCAGGCTATGGAGTTACCGGCGGACAATACTCAATGCCTCAAGGATCACAATTTACTAGCGCTGGCGGAGTAGATGTAACCGTCAATGTAAATGCAGGTTCGGTAATTGCTCAAGAAGGTCTAGTGGATGTAATCCGAGACAGCCTACTCAATGACTCGTTACAGGCTAAGTTTGCGGCTATTTACCGTCAAGGCGGATTAGGCGCGTTCGGGTAATGGCACTTCCAGCGCAGATCAGCGTATCGTTTGACTTCACCTCTGGCGCTACCTTTGGCTATCCCTTTACTATTGGCGATGCCAAATATGGCAAGTTAGGAACAGGCACACTCGCCTCAACCACAACGCCAGAACCAACCGTTGATTTAACGCCAGATGTTCGCTCGATCTCAATTAAGCGCGGTCGTAATATCATGCGCGATACTTATGAGGCTGGTACTTGCACCGTCAGAGTTCTAGATCCTAACTCTTACTTCAACCCGCAAAACACAGCTAGTCCTTATTATGGCTACCTAACACCGCTGCGTAAGTTGCGCGTATCAGCCACAACTGGTGGCGTTGGTTACTTTTTATTTTCTGGCTATACAACCGATTACAAGTATTACTATCCGCAGAACCAAGAGACTGGGTATGTGGACATCACCTGTTCAGATGCCTTCAGACTTATGCAACAGGCTGGGATCGTCAACGTTACCGATGCAACGGCTGGACAAGATACCGGCACACGCATAGGCAAGATCCTAGATCAAGTGCAATGGCCATCATCGATGCGCACCATCGACACAGGCAACACAACCTGCATCGCTGATCCTGCTACCAGCCGAACAGCGCTCGATGCGCTCAAGAACGCAGAGTTCTCCGAGCAGGGCGCGTTCTATATCAACACCGCTGGCACCGCGGTATTTATCAACCGCACAAATGTCATCAAGAAGTATGGCGAGACTCCGATCGAGTTCAACCAAACTGGCGGTATCCCTTACACAGACTTGCGCTTTGCCTTTGATGACAAGTTGATCATCAACTCTGCCGGTATGACTCGCGTAGGCGGCACTCAACAGACGGCTCAGGATCTAACATCCATCGCCAAGTATTTTCCTCATCAGCTAAACCAAAGCAACCTGGTCGCTCAGACAGATGCCGACACGCTAAACATTGCCAAGATATATGTGGCAACTAGAGCAGAAACAACCATCAGAATTGACCAGATGACCGTTGACTTGCTCGATCCAGCGGTGACAACTGCCACAATGCTTGGCATGGATTACTTCTCAAACTTAAAGATAACCAACATCCAACCAGATGGATCGACCATCGTTAAGACTTTACAGGCTCAAGCCTTTGACTGGAATATCACGCCCAATTCCATGAAGGTAACAGTCACAACTCTCGAACCTATCGTTGAAGGCTTCATCATAGGATCGAGTATTTCAGGTATAATCGGCACTAACATAATGGCGTATTAGGAGAAAATAATGGCAACAGGCTTTCCAGCAGCTACAGGCGATGTCCTAAGCGCGGCTATGTATAACGGACTTACGTCCTTCACAGTAGGCGCGGCTAACACAGCCGACTATACAGCGACTATTGCAGATGCTTATCAGACCTTAGAACTCATGAACAAAGCAACTGCTATCGCCTTTAAAATCCCGACAAACGCTTCTGTAGCATTCCCAGTTGGCACGGTAATCACAGTCCTGAACATTGGTGCTGGAACTTGCACTATTTCAGCCGTTACTTCTGGAACTACAACAATTCTTTCAGCGGGCGCAACAGCAGCTTCTCCAACTTTGGCACAATATAAGTCAGCGGCTTGCATAAAAACTGCAACCGATACATGGTATGTAGTAGGCGCAATAGCATAATGATCGCTAACACAATAACCGCATTGCTAAATGACGGCAAGATTAACTTTTCTTTAGAGTATCTTGTTATTGCAGGTGGCGGCGGTGGCGGATCCGACCAAGGCGGTGGCGGCGGTGCAGGTGGATATTTAACTGCAACTGGTTTTACGGTTAGTCCTGCAACCAATTACACGATAACTGTAGGCGCTGGTGGCGCTAGTGGTAATTCACAAGCTCAAGGTGGCAACGGTAGCAACTCCGTCTTTTCTTCAATAACAGCAACAGGTGGCGGCGGTGGCGGCGGCTTTCCTAATACTGGTTCATCAGGCGGATCTGGAGGCGGTGGCGGCGGCCGCAATACAAGAGCTGGAGGTTCTGGTACATCAGGCCAAGGTTATGCCGGTGGTAGTTCGCAGCCTAATGATATTAGCGGTGAAAACGCTGGCGGTGGCGGCGGCGGTGCATCTGCTGTAGGCGCTAACGCAGCTTCTCGATATGGTGGTAACGGTGGAGCAGGAACAGCATCATCTATAACTGGATCATCTGTGACTCGCGGTGGCGGCGGCGGTGGAGCTTCTAACTTTACTAGCAGCGCATCGGGCGCAGGCGGATCTGGAGGCGGTGGCGGAGGATCGTCGGTGTATTTAACTCCCGGCACATCAGGAACAGCCAACACTGGCGGCGGTGGCGGCGGTGCAGCGTTCTTTGCAGATCAGTCAGGTTCAGGCGGTTCTGGCATAGTCATAATTAAGTTTCCAGATACCAAATCGATATCTGTTGGCGGTGGTTTAACTTCATCTAACACTTCTGCCGGAGGATATAAGATTTATTCATTCACAGCAGGAACAGGAACGGTGAGTTTCTCATAATGGCACACTACGCATTCCTCGATGAAAGCAACATAGTTACTGAAGTTATCGTCGGAAAAGATGAAACAGAACTTATCGAAGGCTTAGATCCTGAGACTTGGTACGGAAACTTTAGAGGCCAGAAGTGCGTTCGTACTTCTTACAATAACAAAATCCGCTATAACTATGCTGGTATTGGCTATATCTACGATGCAGATGCAGATGCTTTTATTGCTCCTCGCCCTCAATGTGGTCATAAAGAATTGTTCTTAAATGATCTATTTAAGTGGAACTGCCAAGGTTGTGAATTAGAGTCTAAGAAGATGCAAGATGAAGCCTAAATTATGCAAGGCTGGACAACAACTTCGTGAGCAGTTCGATGACTGCTTCAGCGACCGTGATCGTACCTCAGACGGCTGGATCGGTGATAGTCGGCACTCAGCTCGTAAGTCTGACCATAATCCAGATGAGCAAGGCTGGGTTCGTGCCATCGACGTTGACCGCGATCTATCCGGCAAACCCAAGCCAGACATCATGCCCGATCTGGCAGATCAACTTCGTCAGTTGGCAAAGTCTGATAAGAGACTTTCATATCTCATCTTTGACGGCAAAATTGCAAGCGCCAAAAGCGCTTGGCGCTGGAGAACTTATACTGGGATTAACAAGCATCGCCATCATCTCCATGTCTCGTTTAGCACAAAAGGCGATGAGGATGGTTCGTTCTTTCAAATACCACTTCTAGGGGGAAGCCAATGAATATGAAAAATCCTTATGTCCTAACTGCTGGAGCGTTCTTATCTGCTTGGGCTGCATCTAACTTCGCAGCAGATTACCGCTCGATCCTCTGGGCTGTCCTAGCTGGAGTCTTTGGATATGCGACACCAAAACGATGACTCCAACGGACTACTTAAATCTTTATATTGCCACACTTGCGATAGTGGGTGGCTTGGCTGGCTATGTGATCACGCACTTGCTGTCGGAGATTAAGCGACTCAATGCGCGTGTCGATGAGATTTATAACATACTTCTAGAGCGATAATTAAATCATGGCTCGCAAGAAGGCTATCGACTTAGACTCATACTCGATGCTGGAAAGTTATTGCATCGGTTTAAATGAGTATTGGAAAAGCCTAAAGAAGGCTGGCTTCCAAGATGAAATCGCTTTAGCGTTATTGCTAGAGCCTTTAACTTATCCTGCCACGATCTTGCCTACGCCTAACTGGCTGCCAGATCTACCTAACCGCATCCCTTACGATGATGATGAGGATTAAACTTGAAACGCACCGTAGTAGTGCCAGACATGCAGATACCCCTGCACGATCCAGTAGCGATCAATAATGTTATCTCTTTTATTAAGGCTTACCGCCCCGATAGCGTCCTTACTTTGGGAGATGAAGCAGACTTCACAGAGATCGGGCGTTGGAGTGAAGGAAAACCCGGCTGGTACGAACAAACCTTAGCTGAGAACCGAGACATGACCGTTGAGATCCTTTGGCGGTTGGGCGAGTATGCCAAGTCTCAGCACATGATTAGATCAAATCACACCGATCGATTATTTAATGTGATCATGAACAAGATCCCAGCCTTCATGTCTTTGCCTGAGTTGAAGTTTGAAAAGTTCATGAAGTTAGACGAGTTAGGCATCACCTACCATAGGAAGCCATATACGGTCGCTAAGGGGCTTATAGCGGTACATGGTGACGAGGGTAGTGTGAAGCCCACACCAGGTCTCACAGCCCTTGAGAGCGCCCGCAGAGCGGGTATTTCGACCATCTGTGGTCACACGCATCGCGCTGGTTTTTCACAATTTTCTGAGTCAAGCGGTGGCAAGATCAGCCGCATCATCAGAGGCTATGAAGGCGGACACCTCATGCAAACGCGCCTAGCCACCTATACCAAAGGGCAAATGAATTGGCAGCAGGCGTTCATCATCGTTGAGGAGGACGCCAAAGGGCATCAAGTAAGCATAATTAACCTAGAAAAGGACGGCACTTTCGTGGTGCATGGCCGCCGGTATGGACGATCTAGATAACGACATTCGTCGAACGATAGACGATGCAATGGACGATGGAGAATTGTTACCGTTTCGTTATCTAAACACCGTCATTTAGTCAGATATTTATGCAACACTTATGCCAAGAAGCTGCGAAGGGCGCAGTAGAAGGGCAGTAAATGACTACAGCACAAATAGCAATATGCGGGATTGCATTCCTCATGTTCTTTATGGGGTACAAAATAGGCCACAGAGATGGCTACATCGTTGGCCGCAAAGCAGTACGCAAACACTATGCGCAGCTTGAACAGGTTAGAGCATGAAGCATGAAGAAATCCTACAAAGTGCAACTGATCTCTATCAAGAGCGAGGATTGCATTACGGTCACCCAAGCGACAATATGGCTCGAGCAGCCAGACTCATCTCAGCCTTCTTGGAGATGCCAGTTGAGGATTACCAAGTGGCAGTTATCCTCGCTCTCGTCAAGATTGCCAGAACCATCGAAGATAGCCAGAAGATCGACAGTTGGATCGACGGCGCTTCTTACCTTGCCATTGCCGGGCAACTAGCAACAGAGGAGAATGAACTCTATGTATAAATTAGATGATTACGAGACAGTTGCCATGTTGAACAAATGGTTCATTGAAAATTACCCGATGGGAAGGACAAGCATTGAAATCACTTATCACGATGTTGAAAAGGGATATATCACTTGTAAGGCTGAAGTTTATCGCGATGTTAACGACCCTAATCCTGCGACTAGTAATATCGCTCATGGAGTTA